ACGCTGGCCTGAAGGTCAAGCGCGACGCTGTGCCTCTTACGGGGAACAAGAGCATCACCTACATTGGAAACCACTCCATCCAGATGCCGTTCTCTAGCCCGTCAATGACTGGAGATTCTAACACAGACGCACAGATGAAGATTCCCAATCCAAGGAAGATTGTGCGGGGCAAGCGCCTCAAGAAGTTGACGAGAACTCAGTGGAAAAAGTACTGGAGCGCTCAAGGCGGAGATCACGGTGGAGAAACTTTCTGGACAGACAACCCAACCTCGACGCCTTGCTCGTCGTGTGGATACTAAGGAAGAAGAGATGAACGACCTGATGAAGGAATTGCTGGCGGCAACTGAAGTCAAGCAACTCGAAGAAGAAAAAGAGACCGAGTTCAAGGCATACATGCTCGACGAGTTGATCAAGCACCTCCAAGAGATCAAGAAAGATCACGGAAACCTTCAACTGGCCGTTAAGACGCCAGGTGGAAAGTGGACATCGGAAGGTGGAGTTGATCTGACAGTTGGTAGACTGGGCTCGAAGAACGTTTTGTTCGTAGAATGAAGCTCAACGAGATCCTCAGCGGCAACTTGAACTTCGGCGTGCACAACCTTGCGCCGAAGAGCTCTTTCATGGGACCTTCCGTGAAGTTGCCGGGGATCTTTGACCCGAAGAACCGAGACGTCGGCCGGCTGTCTGGAACGTCAGCCCAAACCGTGGTGATCAAGAACACCAAGACAAAGCAAGTAGTGGGCAACCGTACCCTCTACCAAAAGAACACGGCGACGAACAAGTCAGCCGTTCCCTACGATGACCCAAAGTATGGACCAGTGAGGTAAACATGGCAACCTTTTTGACTGAACTTGTAACCGAGTGCGTTGACGATCTCGCTTGTGACGGCCGAGGCATCTGGAAGGTGATGAAGCCATTCCAGTATCGCTCAGACGTGCTCGGCCGCACGATCAAGATCGAGCGTGGTTTCTTGACTGACTACGCGAGCGTGCCACGTCTCCCGCTTCTCTACCTGCTCTTTGGAGACACTGCTCACAAATCAGCGGTGATCCATGATTGGCTCTACCACCACCATGAGATCTGTAATGAACAGACTGCGAACAAAGTCTTCTTCGAGGCCATGAAGGTCGAGGGCATCCCGGCTTGGCGCCGCTTCGGACTGTACCTCGGTGTGAAGTTGGGCGGCAAGTCCTCTTGGGAAGAGGACGGCGGCAAGAAGGGACACACGATCATAGACGGAAGGATTGAATGATGGAACTGTTGAAAGAATTGCTGGAACTGAATGAAGCTGGAGACGCTTCCAAGTCAAAAAATCCAAGCTATGGTTATCATGGAGAGTTCATCAAAGATGGCCATCAAGCTGCTGATAGAGCTTTTTCTAAAGCTCATGCTCAGCTCAAGAAGATCTTCGGCGACGCTAAGCTCTTGACTGACGTTAAGAAGCCTAACTTGATGATTCGTGACTTTCTTGACTCTAACTACGGAAGACATCTAAAAGGTCATGAAGATGATTCTCCTCACTTGGTGAAACTCTTCAAAAAGTTCAAGAGAGATTACAATCCTGAATTGTTTGAAGAGACAGATCTTCCAGCTCACACTAAGAGAATTCTCACTCAGAGGATCAAGCACCTCTTGAAGTCATTTGGTGAAAGTGAAAACTGGACGCTGAGATTGTTCACTCACGCTGCAGCCGAAGTTAAGAAGGGCACAGCAGAAAACGAAGCCATCAAGTCTGCTTTTAAGAAATATCTCGGTCTTACGGTGAAGGATTCTGATTTTCACGGATCGACTGAGTAACCAAACTACAGTAAAGATCATGAGGCCACAAATTGTGGCCTTTGTCTTTTCAAGAAGCTGTAAATAAGCCACGACCCAGTGGAGTTCACATGAAAGTTCACGAACTATTTGAAGCCAAGGAAGAGAAGTCATCGACGCCGATCGACGCGATCGCACAACTGCTCTTCAAGAAGAACGCCGGTCTCGTCACCGACCCGAAGCGTGACAAAGAAAAACAATACATTGGCGTTGCTCACGCCAAGAGCACCATCAAGGATGACAGCGGCAAGCCGCTGCACTTGACGTTCGACAACAGCACCGATTCTGAGGACTTCGAGATCGACTCGCTCACGCCGCGGAAGATCGAGAAGGGCGGTGACCTTGACCGTGCCATCAAGAAGCTCTACCAGAAGCACGAGCTTGACACCAAGAAGAAGACTGGCTACGTCGTGAAGGGTGACACCTCCTACCTGCGCGAGCTCGTGCTCGGCAAGAAGCTCGGCAAGCCTGCAGTGAAGCTCGTTGCTGACCTGATCAAGATGCTGAAGGGCGGCAAGGAGGAGGAGACCGAGGATGAGGTCAAGGAGAAGGCGACCGAGAAGAAGTCCAAGAAGAAAGAGAAATGACGTCTCTGACTTGCTCAAGACGGTCCCCAAGGAGTAAAGAATGGCCCAGCAACCAACCTTCGTCAACCCAACGCTCGCTGACAGCTCGGGTGGCCCGGCGAACATCAACACGTCGATCGACGCGTTTCAAGCTCAGAACCTGTCGCCGTCGGACATTGCGTCACTGAGCAACAGCATTCCGCAGACGCTTGGTGGCATTCCGGGTCTCGGCAGCCGCATCCCGTCGCTTGCGAAGATTCCGACACCGTTCTCAAAACTGCCCGGCATCTTGTCCCCGATCACCTCGGCCAAGTTCGGTGTCGCCGGCACCTGGGAAGCGGTGCACTATGCGGATGACCTTAATCGTCACTACGGCAAGCTCAAATTCCTCTTCAAGGTGGGCTTCTACGGCTTCCCAGGCGGAAACGGAAGCTACGAGTTCTTCGTGCACCGCATGGACAAGCCACGCGTCAAGTTCAATCACGTTGACGTCAACTACTACAACTTCAGGACGAGAGTGCTGACTTCAACCACCTATGAGCCGCTGACGGTCCAGTTCCTTGACGACATCACTAACTCGGTCATGTGGTTCTTCAAGGATTACCTTGAGGCCACCTCAGGCACTGGTCAGGGCAACTACGGAATTGACATGGGCTGGGGTCAAGCTTCGTCGTCGCTCCCGTACGCTTCAGCCTACTCGCACAACAAGGGCCAGAGGATCGTGCTGGAACAGATCTTCGTCAACCCGGAGGTTGGCCCAGAGTCAAACCGTTTTACCTTCATCAATCCACGCATCGAGGGCTTTGATTTTGAGGACGTCACGCATGAGGAGTCTGCTCAAGGCATGGCGAACATTATCTTCAGCTACGACGCGATCTATGTAGAGCCTAGCAACACGAAGCAGACGCTGCACTCGTGGGGCACCTCTGACCTGTTTGAGGCTGGCGGCACGTCTGGTCCAGGCCTCAAGAGCCAGAGCACCGACCCGGCGAACATGTATGCTGACTCCGCCCCTCCGGGCAAGCGCCCAGCTCCGTCGCTCTACGCGACCCTTCAGAAGGGTTCGGACATGATCTCGAACATCCCGAACGCGCTGGGCGGCTTGATGCAGTCTGGCTTAGATCTTGTGACCGGTTCAGCTGCAGGCCAATCCGTCAGCAGCGCTGGTGACACGCTTTCGAAGAACATCTCTGACACTCTTGACTCGATCCAGTCTGGTGTCAATGCGAAGACCGGAGGTAAGCAATGAAGCTTAATGAAATCATCGAAAATCGAGCAAAACCACCTCGCGGATACCGCGTAACGGTTAAAAGAGTCTCCATGAACGGGCCAGGAAACTGGTATGATTGTCAAGTATGGAAAGATGGAAGAATGATTCTAGGCTCTTCAGGCACTGCATTTGAAATCAAAGATAAAGCGAAGAACATAGGAATTAGCCGGGCCTGGGACATTCATGACGGTAAGAAAGAGTGGTCTTAATGGCAAAGGGTCTCTTCACTCCAGTCAACGTCGAGAAGTACCTCGGTGACCCGAGGAAGATCAGGTTTTTGTCTTCGTGGGAAAGGGCATTTATGGAAGGCCTCGACAAGAACCCGAACGTGATCAAGTGGGGCTCGGAAGAGTTCAAGATCCCCTACTACAACCCAATCAAGAAGAAGATGGCTTCGTACTACCCTGACTTCATCGTGAAGTACCAGGACCGCACCGGCAACGTGCTCACCGAGGTCATCGAGATCAAGCCATCTAACCAAGATCCACGCCGCATCACCAAGGATACTAAGGGTCGAGTCAAGAAGCCTAGCGCCTATGACACGGTCCAGATGGTCATCAATCAAGCTAAGTGGACCGCTGCCGAAGCCTTCTGCAAACAACACGGCATCAACTTCAGAGTATTGACAGAGCAAGAGCTCTTCAGGAGATAACCAAATGACAGACCAGAACCAAAACCAGAGCCCGTTCGAGAAGATCCTGAACCTGGATCCTGGCTCGACGCCAGTCTTTGACGACAAGCCGTTGGGAGTTTCTAGCACAGCGATCGCTGAGAGGGGAGCCGCCCTCACCGATCCGACCACCGGCGAGATCGTGGCGCGCACGTCCGTCCCTACGTTGGAAGAGATCAACAAGGAAGAGCGCCTCGAGGACTTGCACATCGATGGCCAACTCGAGAACATCCACGACAGCGCGATCATTGCCTTCGAGAAGAGCTCGCGCATGGCCGACGAAGTTGACCCGAAGTTCGCCGCCCGAAACGCCGAGGTGGCAGCCCAATATCTGAAGATCGCACTAGATTCAGTCAGCACGCGCATTGACGCGAAGCACAAGCGCGCCAAGGTTCGTCAGGGAGACATTGAGGCCGGCAAATCTTCTATTAATAACAATACAGTTATAGTGACTGCAGATCGTAATGAACTACTCAGGCAAATTCTTGGTGGAAAAGCTATAGAAGATGGACAAGTTATCGAGGGAAAAGTCATTGAAAGTTAAGCCGTACGTTTACTGGCTCACGTGACAGCAAGCAAACGTGGTAAGAAGATCATTGAGGCCGACAAGTGAAGTGAACCTCCGTTAATTCCAGTAAGAAAGAAGAAAAATGTTGCTAGCTGAAATCAAGAAAGAACCAAAATCTACAGTTTGGGTCATTCTGTTCACCCCGGAGAAGCTGATCCTCGGAAAGAGATCTCCAAGTTCAAACAATCCCAATCAATGGAACTTTTTTGGAGGTGGGATAGACGAGGGCGAGAAGCCTGAGGATGCCGCTGTGCGTGAGGTTGAGGAAGAGATCAAGCTGAAGCTCAGCGCTGGTGACCTCAAGAAGCTCGCCACCATCGGGAAGGCCACGTACTACTCAGCGAAGGTTCAAGGTGCTGGCCAAGCATCTACCACCGGCGAGATCAGCAAGGTGAAGGAATTCAAGCTGATCGATCTGCCCGACAATCTTCACTCGAAGACGCAGAACTTCTTCGACAAGCTGGAGAACTTGCTGACATGAAGCTCTATGAACTCGTAGGTGTGAAGAAGTTTGCCGGTCTTGACTTTGAAGACGTTCTTGGTACCATGAAGGATTATACTAAAGCTGGCCAGGGATCAAGCGCGATCGCGGTCAAGCATGGTTCAAGACAAGAAGTGATCAAGTTCTGGATCAAAGACTCTGGATACGAGGAATTCATTAAGTTTGTGAGATCCAATCCTTCAAAGCATTTTCCGAAGTTTTTGACTCCGCCCAAAGAGCTGTCTTCGTTTTTCCTTCGCCATTCCGAATTCCCGAAGAAGATCAAGTACGTGCGCATGGAAGCTTTGACTCCGATCGAAACAAACAGCACCGACGTGAGAGATCTCAACAGGTTATTTTGGCTTGCAAAGGACGCAGAATCTATTGATGATTTCCTCGACAAGGTAAAACGTCGAGAAGACAGGCTCTTTCCTCACTCCATGGACACGGAAGAGCTGAAAGAGTTTTCTGCCTTGATCTACAAATTGGTTACGGAAGCTTTGAAGAAAAAGAAGACCTTCCTGGATATTCACTACGGAAACGTGATGAAGCGAGGCAGCACCTTTGTGATCATAGATCCATTCGCAAACGCTGACGACATGGATGCAACTGAAGACATCATCTTGAAGTTAGGAAAATATAAGAAGGAGTTGAAGAAACATGCGTCTTGATGAACTCGTAGTGTGAAGTTACCTAAATAGAACATGTTACTCTTAGAACTCTTCAAGTCCCAACCCGAACATCGCCAGGTCGTGTCAGACACTGCTCATCGCTACGAAGTGCGCGCCATCGTCGGCAAGCGTGAGATCGTCTTCCTAGCGACCCTCTACGAGGTGCACGACAATGAATGGTGGGACGTCGAATTTGCCCAGGTAGAAGAGGGCGAGGATGACTATGACGGTGGAGCTCCATCACAGCTCACGTACGAGCTGACGAAGGGCGGCAAGGAATTTGAGGTCTTCTCGTTCATCTTGCAGTGCTTGAAGGAGTTGGTCCAGAAGCGTCACCCCAATAAGATCAAGTTCTCGGCGTCCAAGAAAGACAGCGAAACACGTGCGAAGCTCTATGAGAAGCTTGCAAAGAAGTTTGCAGCAGTCCACGGGTACACCATGGAACGGGAGGACAAGGGCGCCCAAGTCAGATTTACGATGGTGAAGAAATGAAGCTCAATGAGCTGTTGTCTACAAAAAAGTTCAAGATAGTTGACAGTGACGAGGATGCTGACACTCTCGCTTACACTGCGGAGATCGGCAAGCGCACGATCAGGTACTATGCTGAGACGTACAAGAAGGGCTCTACGAACTTCGTGTACATCGAGTTTGCAGAGATCCTGAGAGGTACTGGACGACATAGCTTCAAGGCTACAGGCTCCGGCGCAGAGTTTCAAGTCTTCGCGTTCGTCAAGTGGTGCATCGAGCAGACGATGAAAAAGTGGTCGGATGCTGAGGTCATCAAGTTCTCTGCAGCGAAGATGGAGGGTTTGGAAGTTTCAAGAAGACCGGAGGTCTATGAGAAGCTCTTCAAGAAGTTCTTGAAGGGTTGGAAGATCACCAAGGAAGTTTCTGGAAAAGAAGTAGAGTTCACCATCGAGAAAGAACATGGAACTGCTTAGAGAGCTCCTCGAGAAGCTTGACCTCAAGCTTGCCTACCACGACAAGCTGAACCCAAAGATCTGGAAGAGGTCAGGTGACGACTACGTGCTTGACCCGAAGGTCAAGACGAAGCTCATGCAGATCGGAAAGAAGTTTGCTGAGTCCCTCGAGCTGAACGTACCGATCGACGACTACGTCATCACCGGCAGCAACGTCAACTACAACTGGACGGCTCAGTCTGACTTGGATCTTCACCTTTTGGTCAAGTCGGAAGATCTTAAGTCTTGCACCACCTGCAGAGTGAACGTTGAGGATTGTCTACAGGCGAAGAAATCACTTTGGAACGACCGTCATGAAATCACGATCTACGGTATCCCGGTAGAGGTCTACGTGACCACCGAGGAAGAAAAGCTCGTCTCTGACTCTGGAACGTACTCTCTGCTGAGAGATGCTTGGGAAAAGAAGCCTGAGAAGAGGGAACTCAGCCTCAACTCGATTACCATCCAAGCGAAGGTTAAGGAACTGGTAGCTGAGATCGACGAGCTGGTGGACTCAAAGTCAGACGACGAACGAAAGATTCGAGACCTACTTGACAAGATCAAGCGCATGCGGCAAGCTGGTCTCAGCCGTGAGGGAGAGTTCTCGGTCGAGAACTTAACGTTCAAGGCACTGCGCAACAACGGATACATTGACAAGATCCGCAAGTACTTCGTCAAGGCTCAAGACGACGAGTTAAGCTTGAAGGAGACACAGCTCAATGAGCTATTCAAGAAGCCAAGCGAGTTGTTCAATGTGAGAAAGACGAACGACAGTTTTTCAGCTTCTACGACAGTCAAGGGTCGTCGAATTGACATGTTCCTAGAGAAAGATCACGAGGGAAACTGGGACTTTTCGTTCTATGAGAAGGGACATACTAAGCTATCTGGTTCTGGTGGAGCACTTGAGGTTTTTAGCACTCTCAAGGACTTTTTGCTTGAGTTCATTGAGCAGTATCAACCTGAGCGTATTGAGTTCACCGGCGCCTCTGATCGGCAGGCTGACTTTTATTCGAAGATCTTGAAGCGCTTGAAGCTGCCAGGCTACAAGTCAACCGAACGTCGTGACATCGAGGGAGGTAGATTTTGGATCGAGAAAACATGAACTTACTGAGAGAACTGCTTGAGATGGCTCAACATGAGATCATCGACATCGAGAACGAGATCCGCAAGAGCTTCACGACCATCGGTATCGACATTAAGTTTACGAAGCACTTTGCAGACCGCGTCAAGGTTGGCGCCGTTGACGAGAAGGGCTGGAAGCGCGACAACATCACTCCTGACGAGCTCTTCGAGGTCTTCAGGAAGCTGAAGAAGCACCACAAGGACATCTTCCAAGAAGCTGGAAACTACAACGACGAAGTAAAGCGCGGTGAATTTCAAGGCGTCATCATCGACACCTTCAACAAGATCAATGTTCCCTTCGTGCTTGACTTCGACAAGCGCCGCGGGAAATACATCATGACCTGCAAGACGGCCCTGAAGCGTCCGAACTTTGCGACGAAGCCTTCCGACCACGTCATCGCTCTGAGAGGAAAGTAAACATGCCAGCAGCACAACTGAAGAGTTACGCGCAGAAAGCGCACAAGTCGCTCAAGCACGTCGAGGCGATCTGGGACGCGGCCAAGAAGGCTGCCGACAAGGCGATCGGCAAGAAGGGCCCACGTTACTGGGCCTACGTCAATGCGACGACCCGCAAGCGCCTCGGTCTCGTGACCGAGAGCACTACCTTCAAGGAATACGTCGACCTATCCTTTGAGCCAGGTCCCGTCCAGAACGCAGCCGCCAACGCACCGATGAACGTCCCAAACGTTCCGGCTAACATCGCAGCTGCGAGTGACCCCCTAAGCGAGTACGCGAAGCTCATCGCTGGCATCTTTGCTGCCCGTGACAAGGCTCATGAGCTCCACTTGGCTACTCACTCTTACGCACAGCATGTGGCACTGAACGAACTCTACGACGCGCTGCTGAAGTTCGCCGATGGACTTGCCGAGATGTACCAGGGCAAGCACGGCCTCCTGGCGATCGACATCCAGGCTGATGACTGCTTCCGCGGCGTCACCGACCCGAACGCTTTCATCCAGCAACTAGTAAATTGGCTTGAGGGTGATGGCCGCACGTCTTGTGGATCCGATTCCTTCATCGTCAACAAGTACGAGGAGATGCTCGGGGAGATCTATCGAGCAAAATACAAGCTGAACTACCTCGCATGAAGCTGCGTGAACTGCTCTCAGAAGACGGTGCCGGCGCTAACGTCGGCGCCCTGTGGATCACTCCAAGTCTGACCCGGTCAGAGGAGCAGCTCCTCGTAGGAGCGCACAAGGTCCACGAGGATCCGAACTTTCACACCAGTCCAGAGAAGCAGCGCATGATGGCCAGGCTCATGAAGCTCGGGCTCGTCAGGGCATTCCATACCCCCGACATTCACTTTGAGCTGACTGATCAGGGTCAGCGTGTTCTGGTGGGAGCTCGTCCTGCTCGGGCTGCACCGCCTGGTGAAGTTTCAGGCCCACACACGACCTACCTAACGAAGAGTCAATAGGGGGCCTGATCCGTTGTAAATAGAAGCAGCAGTACCAGACTATAGGAGAACATACCATGCACTACAAGAACGGCCGTGAAGCCAAGGTCGGTGACCTCGTCATCGGCAAGACCTACAATACCCAAGATCGGACCATCACCGGCACGATCGTCTCGATCACTCCAGGCATCGACGCTTGTTCTGCTCTCGTCAGCTACGTTGAGCTAAAGCTGATCAGCGAGCTGACGAAGCTCGAGTACATCTCCCCACAAGACACCATCAAGATCCAGGGCACTCAGAACCACGGCTCTGCCGGCGAACTTGCCGTCTTGATCCACCGGTTTGACTACACTCACTGCGGCAACCTGTTGCACGCCGACGACGTGTTTCTCTCGACCCCTGAGGTGAAGTAATGCTGTCAATCAAGAAAACGTTGGACCATAAGGTAACGATCCCTGAGCTCGTGAACTTCATCCTGTCAACTTGGCTTGACAAGGAAGTCAGCATGACCGAGGACCAAGAGAGGTGGCTCGGAGAGTTCATGTCTCTCGACTCGAAGGTCGTTCATCTCAAGGGCGACCATAACTCTGGTCGCACGTCCACCGGGATCGGCATGATCGTTGCCACCGCGTTGCTGCAACCCCAATCACGCCTTATGGTCATGACCAAGACCGCTGCTCAACGTGACGCCGCAGCAAAGATGGCGCGTGACTTCTTCTTGAAGCTGAGTGAAGCTCTTGAGGTACCTGAGATCAACCAGTTCAGCGTGAACCAGAAGCACTACTTCGAGCACGCCATGACCGGCAGTCACCTCTCCTTTTACTCGTGCAGCCAACATGCTACGCAAGGCCGCTCTCTTGACTGCATCTTCCTCGACTTTCCTGGCACGCAGAGCATGGAAGATCTCGACAACGAACTCATGGTGTCGATCTATCCTGTGATCTCAGCCTCCAAGAACTCAAAGATGATCGTCGCTCTCGGAGAGTAAAATGGCCTCGGGTGAGTTCATCAAGAAACCGAACCTAGCAGTTGAGTACACCGCGGAACAGCTCCAAGAGCTGGCACGCTGTGCCTCGGATCCTGTTTACTTCATCAGGAATTACTGTTACGTTCAGCACCAGAAGAAGGGACGAGTCAAGTTCAATCTTCGACCCTATCAAGAGAGAATCATCCGAAGCTTTCACCAGAACCGCTTCAACATCTTGATGATCGGACGCCAGGCTGGTAAGTCAGAAACTACTTCCGCCTACGCCTTCTGGTTTGCTACGTTTCACGGTGACAAGAACGTGCTGGTAGCTTCCAACCTTCAAAAGGGAGCTACCGACATCATGAACCGTATTAAGTTCATGTACGAGTGCACACCCAACTTCCTACGAGCCGGCGTCAATTACTACAGCCGTGGTACGGTCGAGTTTGACAACGGCTCGAAGATCTGGTCTGAAGCCACGACCGAGACGACAGGTCGTGGTCGCTCGGTGGCGCTGTTCATCTGTGACGAGTTGGCTCACGTCAAGAAGAAGATTCAAGACGCCATGTGGTCATCAATCATGCCGACGCTGTCAACCGGTGGTAGCATGGTTGTCATGTCTACTCCAAACGGTGACCATGACCTCTTCGCCAACGTTTGGAGAGGGGCGGAGTCAAAGATCAATGGCTTCGTGTCGGTCTTCGTTCCACACGATGAAATTCCTGACTACCTCGTAGACGGAACTGAGACGACTAGAGCTGATCCAAGGTGGCAGAAGGAAGCGATGGCTCGCGAGGGAGAGCTAAAGTTCAAGCAAGAATTCTTGTGCGAGTTCTTGTCCGATGATCAACTGTTGATCAAGTCACTGGTCCTCCAGGCGTTACGGGATCACCCTCCGATCTCCATCGACAAAGGATTTGGCTTTTGGAAGGAGATCGACCCCAACAAGACCTACCTCGTTGGGTCAGACGTCGCCGAGGGCGTCGAAGCTGACTTTTCTACCATTGAAGTTTTCGAGCTGGAAACGCTCGAGCAGGTCGCCGAGTTCAGGAGCAACACGATCAACGAGACCCAACTCTACAACGCGATCAAGTTCGTCCTGACAAAGATTCTCTCCTACAAAGATTCTCGCACTGGTAAGAAGCCAACGGTTTACTGGTCGTTCGAGAACAACTCAGCTGGAGCTTCGATCTCGACGCTGTTCTACAATGACGAGAAGTTTCCAGAAGAAGCTGAACTGTTGAGCGGCAAGGAGACCCGTACCGGCTTCAGGACCGTGAACAAGCCAAAGGTAGAAGCTTGCCGCCAGCTCAAGCAGCTGATGGAGAAGGCCAATGGCCTCAAGCTGCACTCTAAGTCACTGATCTTCGAGCTGAAGAACTACGTGGTCCATGGAGCTTCCTACGCGGCGAAGTCCGGAGCGACTGATGACTTGGTCTCGGCCACTCTGATCGTCATGCGCATCTTGAAGCGCTTGTCAGAGTACGAGCCTGAAGTCTTCAACAAGATCTACAACACCGACGAAGAGTTTTACGACGAGACGAAGAACGACTTTGATGACCCAATCCCGTTCTTCTTTAGCTAAATGTCTTGTGTCATACTTTCATGATACAATGACTCAATACACCGAGATGAGTATCTCTAATGAACCTGAAACCTCTTCAAGATCGCATCATCATCAAGCGCACCGTTCCTGACCTCGTGACGAGCTGGGGACTGGTTCTCATTGACACTCCCTCGAAACACGACAACGAGGGCACCGTCATGGCGCTTGGACAAGGCCGCTTCAACGACAATGACGACCGCGTACCGCTGGACGTCAAGGTTGGTGACCGGGTGCTCTACGTTGACGACGATGACCTCGTCAAGTTCAAGTATAAGGGAACCGACTACTTGACCGTCCGCGAGGACAAGGTCATCGGAGTGATCGAGTGAGCGTATACTTGCTCTCAAGGCATGAGTGGGATGACTATGATCAGCATTGGACGGTCAACGTGGGCTACACCACCGACGCAATCACGGCTGCCGCGTGGAAAAGTCAACCGAGTCACTACGCTACTGAGCTGCAAGAGTTCATGGTGAAGAGCTCCCAGGTTCCCGTCAAGTTTGAGGTAAAGAAGTGAGCATCCTTAAAGCAATTCGCAACTTCTTTACCCCCAAGAAGGTGACATCATGGCCAGTAGGCCTCATGATGGTGGATGCAAATTCAAAGAGCTATCTGGTTTGGAAACCCCAACCTGCTAACTTTTGGGAATCAACCGATGATTTTAACTATCCGCAAAGCACGATGAAGATCATCAACCAGGCTAAAGTACCGCCTGGGTGCCTCTTGTTGATCCCACTAGATGAGGTAAAGAAGTGAGCACTGAACGTTGGCACTACCGAGTTGACCTGGCAAGGCAAACTGGAGCTCCCTTCGGAGCTGGTGCCTTCAAGCCGGGCAACGTTCTACTGATCGGCGAGCAAGCCTCTGACCCGGCCGCCGCACCAGAGCAACAACCGTTCTGCTCGTCGAAGGGCTGTTCTGGATGGCTGAACAATAAGCTTGAGGAGGAAGCGATTCCTGAGGAGAAGCTCTTTTGGGTGAACGC